TCGCGCATATTGAGATATGGTGTAATGGCAACACAGCAGATTTTGGTTCTGCTATTCAAGGTTCAAATCCTTGTATCTCAACAAATGGCGTATTCGACAAACGGTTAGGTCGCCACCTTTTCACGGTGGAAATCAGAGTTCGATTCTCTGATACGCTACACAAAATGAATAACGTCCGAAGTACAAGGGAAGTGCGGTGGTTTCACAGAGATGTATTGTAGTCCGCACATTTGGAAGTATGGGTGAGTGAATGATACCACCTCTTTGCTAAAGAGGCAAGCTGAAAGGCTTCGGAGGTTTGAATCCTTCTGCTTCCGCAATTAAATATAAATATATAAGGCCAAAGAGTCAGATTGATGCAAAAAGCATTGTCTGACTCTTTTTTTATTCAACATAAACACAAAATAAACACGATGGAACAAGAAAAAATCTTATCCACATTAAGCGAGAAACTTGGAGAAACCAGTTTTTCACCGCAGACATTACAGACGTATGTAGAACTTAATCCCATAGCCGAAGGTTCGGAGCCTGACGAGGCTTATTGGAACAAGGCTGTGAATTTTCTGAAAGGGATGCAAGGACAGTACAACCATGATGTCGCAACCAGAGTTGAGGACTTTAAGAAAAACTATAAGCCCCAACCGACTCCCCCGACACCTCCAACTCCACCGGTACCACCGAAAAACGATGATGAACTGGAGAAGAAACTGAAAGAATTGGAAGCACGTTTAGACGCGGAAGACAGCAAAAAGGTTCAAGCTGATTTGTTGAAGAAGGTTACGGCTGCAATGAAGGCCAAACAAGCGAATGATGATTACGTATTGGACAAGACTTTGCAGGGGGTAACTTTCGATACCAAGAAAACTGTGGATGAACTGGTTACTGAATTTCTGCCAAAATATGATGCAGAATATAAGGCGTGCAGGGGTTATGGCACCGCCCCAAGAACTTCTGACGGTTCAGGTGGAACACAACACAATGCAGCCAGCAGATACTTTGAACGTAAAGGCAAGAAGGAAGGCTGGAAGAAGAATTAAAATTATTAACTCTAAAACAGTAAATGTATGGGAACAATGGGTAACACGTTTGATGTGAACACCGTGAAATACGGACATGCCCGTAAAGTGTGGCGTGAAATCCGTCACCGTTATCCGGGCGGTGGTATGGTGAGCAACATTTCCGATTGGGTTGCGGTTGGCAAGATTCCTGCCGGTACAGCTGTGAAGTTTGATCTTTCAGGTAAGACATTCACCGCTTATACGGATGCACAGATCAAGGCGGCTGAATCAGATATTACCACTCTTGGCATTAATGGTTATTTGCAAGAAGATATTCTTGTAGCCAGTGGCAACACAAAGGCCAGTGGGACAGTAGTCTATGCCGGAGAGATTTATCAGTACATGTTTGACGAAGAAGTGGTCGCTATCCTGCAAAAGATTACTACACTTCCTCAAATTGTATGGGTGCAGTAAAAGAATTTGAAAACAACATTTAAAATACGACAATTGTATGAATACACTTCCTATTGATTTGTACAAGGTTATCGAGTATGGGCTTGGTGGGGACACTTGGCAAGAATTTATTGACCGTTACAAGGAGAAGTATGACCTACTTCAAATTGATGGTTTTGAATTTGAAGCAACCAAGTTGGATTATACTTTCTCCCAGCTTATTACGAGCCTCGGCGTGAAAACGCTGCCAGCTTACGTTGATCCGGAAAGTCCGGGTTATGAAGCTGCATTGGGAGAACTCGAAGGAAGGACGGGTAATATCCCGACTCAAAAGAAGTTCTACCGTTTGAACCGTGTGACTGTGAGACAACAATTGCAGCTGTTGCAACGGGTAGGCATGTCCGCATTGACGGAAGAGATGCAGAATGTGTTCTTGGGCTTGCTTGATGAAAGTGCTGACGGTCTTATCGGATCGTACTACAATGCGCTTACTCACCAGCGAATGAGAATTGTTTCCACGGGTAAGTTCACTATTGATACTGATAACAACCCACGTGGTTTGAAGGGTATCACTATTGACTTTAATATCCCTGAAAACCATTATCAAGTATTGGCCGGCACAAGCCGCTGGTGGACTAAGGATGAACATATTCCGGCAAATCAAGGCTCTGCCTCTGATCCGATTATGGATATAAAGAACAGAGTGAAAGAGATTCGCCGCAAATATCATTATTTGGGCAAGATCAGGATGGAGCTGGCGCAGGACTTATGGGATGATTTAATGACTCATACCGCGGTTCTTAAACGTATCGGTCATTCCCTCTATCCGACTGTGACGGATGATAGTACGGTTATTGCCAATGCACAGAATGAAGATGAAGACCGCCTGAAAGCCATTTTCAAGAAACTGGTTAAGGTGGATGAAATCGTGCCACGTGACAGCTATGCTTTTGTTGACAAGCCCGGTAAGGATGCGGACGGACAACCTGATCTTATCACTGAACAAGTGGAGAACTTCAAGGCCACCAATATTGCCTTTATACCGGTAGGTCAGATCGGTACTATTCAAGGTGTGGAGCCTTTGACTTTGGGATATGAGGCAAACAAGGTTGCTTCTTATGACGGTGGACGCTTGAAACTGACACAGAGAGCCAATCCTGAAACACATTCAATCTATATTGAAAGTGAAGCCGCCCAAATGTGTGTGCCGAGAATGCCACAGTATATGTTCATCTCTACTGTAACTGTGTAATTCTTAAACTCATGCAAGAATGAATGAGGAACTTTCTCATACGGAAGATATGACCATTGAGGACTTTTTGAGTGGCGCAACTGCTTATGAAATAGCGGACAACGCCCTCAAAAGGGTTCTTGTCAAGCGGAAAATCGCTTTTGGAACAATGGTAAGTGAACTGACCGAAAGGCAGCTTGATCTTGCCACTGCCGATATTTACATGTGGTGTGCAAGCACTCCAAGCAGTAAGAATGATACCGAAGACAGTGACGGGGGATGGAAGCATAAGGAAGGTGGTTGGCAGACCAGTGCATACGACAAGCGGCAACTCCGTGAAATGGCGAAAGAACTGTATGAGAAATGGGATGAAGAAGTTGTAAAGGGCACTAAAATCAGAATAGTCAATTTTTGAGTATGAAAGTAAATAATCCACGGCATCCGCACAAATGTACTGTTTACCGAATTATAGGTGAGGATTCTTTCAGTGATGGTGAGAAGGTGATCTTGTATGAAGGTATATGCCGAAAGGAAGGTAGTACAAATTTGCGGACATTCAAAACCGATAATGTGATAAAGAGCGATTATCTGTTGAGCCTTCCCGGAATTGTTGAAGGAATATTGGCCGGTGATCTGATAGATGTCACGGACAGACAAGGCACTTTCACTCAATGTATGGTTACTGATAGCTATGCCGGAAATTTGGGAACAACTGTGTATTTCAATCTTGCAAAAAATTAACGCATGGATAACCGGAGCAATGAAGTATTGTTTGATGAAGGAATGAGGAAGGCAAAGGAGCTTGTTTCAGGATATATCTTTGATGTCTTGACTAAATGCTGTGAAGAACTTATCCAAGATGCACTTGATAACAAGTCAGGCTTTCGGAATCTTACGGGTAATACAATAACCAGTTATGCGTGCGGATTATTCATGGACGGTAGATTTTCCTATTTCGTTTGTAGTGGAGATTCAATGAAACAACCGGTGAGAGTAAAACTGACTAAAGGTGAAACATTTGTAGGTGTCAGTTATGATAATCAGAACAGACGTTTTACTGGAACAATAGAAACTGATAAAGGTTATGGCGAAGCATCCTCCTTTGATTTCTTGAAAAGATATAAGTCGGAATCACGTAAAGGATTTGAGATAGTAATGTGCACGGGTACTGAATATTCAACCTATTTGGAGAATGTGTTAAATGCAGATGTTCTGACCGGAACATTTCAAAGGGCACAAAATACATTATTCAAGAACTTTAAACCAATGAAATGATGGGACGGACAGTTTATAGACGTATGGATATATTAAAACAAATCGCTGATGCAGTAACCGGCATTGGTGAGAAGGTTTTTATAACGGATCGTCCGGCTGCTGAACAAAAGGCGATGAAGGACTTTGTTGTTATCCGACTGCCACAAACTATCCAAGACAAAGGGAGTACCTATCAAGACAGCTATTGTCAGATTAATGTTTTTGCGCGTGATCGTTCAAACGGCATTGAGAATACAATTCGTTTGGAAGAAATGCAAATGGACGTGATCTCTAAATTTCCAATAGTGACGGAATTGTTTTCAGCTGTAAGTCCACGATTACTTCCCGGAGGAAATGACGGACTCGGTTTTCATTCCTTAATAATACAAGCGAAGCTAATAATAAACAAATGACACAAACTTAAAAAGATACGATTATGGCAGAGATTTCTATTACTACCAAACTGGAAGAGTTAAAGGTGCTCTTTAATCAGATGAAGGAGGTTTATTATGTGTCCAAAGTCAATAGTGACCTCGCAACTTTAGCGGCTTTTGATATGGAGCTGCCGGTACTCTCTGACGGAGTTACATTTGATACCGGAGCTGCCGATGTTTCCAAGATCAAGTTGACAACCGGAGCAACTTGGACTTCTATTGCTAATGCTGGAGATTCCGATATTCAGTTTCAAGTACCTTCCGTGGCAGGAAAGATCAATGACTTGTTACTGAACAAGAAAGCGGAAACGGTGACTATGACTGCTACCATTGATGGTGAGACTTATGAAGGTGAAGGTTACAATATCGAACCGAAGAAAGTAATCGGAGGACTCTTCATGCGTAGTGAAGACCGTCAAACAGCCTTGTTCTTACCGAATGTTGAGGGGTATAGCAACTTCGTCAGCGAGCAGGATAAGCCGGGGTACTTTAATGTATCTGTTTCTCCGTTGAATGATGCTAAGGGTGCCTCTATTTACATTTTACGTAAAAAAGTGTCCGAATAAAAAACTTAGGATATAACACTTTGCAAAATTCATATCAGCGAAAAGGTGGTGAGCTACTTGATACCGGCCACCACCTTTTTTCGTATAAAACACGATAAAATATGACAAAGAAGAATGACATAACACTTCCTACACCGGAGGATGAAAGGCTATTGAATGATGTGTTGGAAGACAGTGTGGACTATGTGGAAGTCCGAGGAAAGAAATATGGTATTTCATGGCTGAAAAGAGGGACTATACGCAAATTCACCAGTACCATGCAGAAATCGGGGAATGATGATAAGATCAGTTGCCAATGTGCAGCCGCTATCATTTTGAACGGATATTGGAAGATCAAGTTCTTCTATCCTTTCTTGTGGCGATGGTTCTTTTATATCAAACAATATGGAGATCATGAGCTGATGAAGGTTATAGCCGTCGGCAAAAAAAAAATTCCAGTGGAAGACTACTTGACTGCTACCATATATCTGACCGCGATGAAGGACACGATGATGACAATGACAAAAGAGGAAGCAGAGCATATCCTTCACGAACCAGCTACGGACAAACGTGGGAAATAGGCAAGTCCTATCCGTGGCTGACAGAGCCTTTGAGAGTATTTGGGATTCCAATAAGCAAGCCCTTGTTTGGTATTTATTGGGTACTTACAAATGCACAAATTGAACTATTGGCAATGGATGTGTCTATTGTGGTTACAGATTGTGACAAGGACAACAAGGAAAAGAAGCACGATACGAAGAACTTCAAATCCCCTTCCGTAAGCGAAATAGAGGATGCTGCCAAACGCTGGAAAGATAAGTATGGCAATGGAGAAACAGCAATTAACATTAATGATTATAAGTAACACAAACACAATAATATATGGCTGATCTCGGTAATTTATATTTTGATATACTGTTCCGTGATAAGACAGCGGAACAACGTAAAAAATTGAAAGCGGAAATCACCAAAGACTTGCAGGCAAAACTTGATGTGGGTTTTGACAAGAAGAAGTTGGTTGGTGATATGAAGACTTTGCTTCAAAGTGAGAAGTTTAAGATCAATGTGGTAGTGGATAAGGCCAGTACCACACAAGCTGTTCGTGCCGCCTTGCAAGCCGCCGGTTTGAATACAAACTTTACAGCAAGTGATTTACGCGCCGCCAAAGCCGCAGCCATTCAAACCAAAGCGGAGGCTTCTGCCGCAGCCGCACGTGAGCTTGCGCGACAAAGAGCCGCACGTGCCGCCAAAGCGGAACTGGATTTGGCTAATGCCCGTGAGAGATCAGCCAATGCAGCAAGACGGCACATGACAGCTACTCTCAATATGAATGGAGCAATGAACAGTCAGTTGAGTATTGTCGGACAACTAAGAAATGAATTTTTAGGATTATACTCCATTTATGCGGCACAAAATTTTTTACGTGCGGTGGTTGATATTGGTGGTGAATTGGAGAATCAGAAAATTGCAATGGCCTCTATCCTGCAAGATGAAGGCAAAGCTACGACCATATTCAATCAGATTAAGAAACTGGCTGTTGCTTCTCCGTTCGGGGTTATGGACTTGAATCAGTATGCCAAACAACTTTCCGCGTATTCTATACCATACAATGAATTGTATGATACCATGAAAAGGCTGGCTGATATATCAGCTGGTGTAGGTGTTGATATGGGACGTATCATATTGGCCTACGGTCAGATAAAGGCTGCTAAATTCTTGAAAGGAACGGAATTACGACAATTAACGGAAGCGAACATTCCTATGGTGGATAAACTGGCCGAGCGATTCAGCAAGTTGGAAGGCCGCATTGTCAGTGCCGGTGAAGTGCTTGATATGATCTCGAAAAAGAAGGTTACGTTTGAGGATGTAAAAGATGTTCTTTGGGAACTTACGGATGATGGTGGCATGTTTAATAACATGCAGGAAGTTCTTTCAGAATCAGTTAAGTCCAAATGGAAGAACTTGGCTGATGCGATTGACATTATGCTTGGTGATATTGCGGAGTCAATGGGTAGTACATTGAAATGGACTGCCGAAAGCCTTACCACCCTTGCTCAAAATTGGAAAGAAATTGTACCTTTTATAACAGCGGCCACAGCTGCGTTTGGAACATATCGGGTTGCGGTTTATGCAGGATCACGTGCCATGGGAGTGGCAAATGCTACATTAATAAAAGGAACACTCGCAGCTAAACAGAAAACAGCAGCGGATTTAGTGATGGCTTCCAATTACCGCACTTTAACTGCCGCTGAAAAAGGATTGATTGCTTCAAGAAATGCTATGACTACCGCAGAATGGAGGGCATTGGCTGTTAGTGGCGCATTGAACAAAGAACAAGCGTTGAGGTTGATAACACTTGGGAAAATTAAATCAGGTCAGGCAGGACATATTACCCAATTACTTAATATATCAAAAGCTGAACTTCAAGTGGCTATGTCAGCTGGAAAAGCTCGTGTGGCAATGACAATGCTTAGTTATGGAGCCAAACAAGTTTGGACTGCTTTTAAGGGTTTGTTCAATCCATACATGTATTTGTTCGCTGGACTTTTTGCCATTACTGAATTATGGTATAAGTCCGGGCAAAAGGCTGACGAAATGAACGAGCGTATTTCCGAGCTGACAACAAGAGCACAAGACGGTTTCAAGAACCTAACGAAAGAAGCTCAAAAATTTGCTGATGTTGATCCTTTTAAGGCGAATGATGCCTCACTGATTGCTTCCATTGAAGAAATGAAAACAGCATTAAAGGATTATTCCCCGGTTTGGGCAGATACTTTTAATGAAACGTTTAAGACTGATGATGAAGGAAATACAGTTAAAAGCCTTGCGGAACAATATATATTGCTTCGGAATGCTTTGGATGATACAAAAGAGGCTTATAGATTGTTGAATGCCATAAAAGGTACGTCTGAACATGCCAATGAAGCGACTGACGGTTATTTTGATGACAGTTTTCTTGAAAATATCAATGACTACATTGATGCGGAGGAACGGGTAAACAAGATTATTGGCCGCATGTCAGGCAGCTATATCGAGTATTCCACCGCCATGCAGAAAGTTATAGCCAAACATGGTGATTTTGCCAAAGCCGCTTCGGGTAAACCGCTGAAAGAACAGCTATCCATTCTCAAAGAATACCCCAAAGCATTGGCCAGCCTGAATAATGAGTTGCCTTTCACTGGAGGATATAGAGATGATATTTTTCAATTGCGGAAAGCGTGGAAAAACTCTAAGCGTATTTATATGGAAGATGTATTGCCGGATATGAAAGACTTCCTATCTGGGTACAAGTCGAGGCTGAAAGCTGCCGGCTGGGATTTGGAGAATTTGAGTGATGCGCAGAAAATAGCTATCGGTTTGGATATAAGTTCTTTCTTTGATACGTTCGAGAAGATGCCGAAATATATGCGAGACTTCTTTAACGAGAAGACTCTTGAAGAAGAGTTCAATATCAAGATTAATGCTGAATATACAGAAGCCAGTCAAAGTTTTTCTGATTTGCAGAAAAAGTTCAATGAAGCCACAGATGGGCAATTTGAAGCCCAAATAAAGGTTTCCACAGATTCAGAGAAAATCATTGAAGGAATACAAAAAGGATACAAGGAAGCTAAAGAGACAACAAATCAATTGAAGCCGGTATTGATTAAAGCCGGAATAGATTTGTCAGGTATTGGAGCTATTGACTTGTCAAAACTTCCCGACTGGCAGAAGCAAATTGTATCAGATTATAAAAAGGCTTTCGACACAATGCAAGCCGGTGAGAAAGGAGCTAAAGAAATCGGTTTTTCTCTCACTGATCCAAATAAGGATAAGAGCAAAAAGGATGCCTTTGCCGAAAGATTGAAAGAACGGGTAAACTTACTAAAGGAGGCATATTCTGAATATAAGAAGTGGACTGACATTGTTGGAAAGGGAGAAGCTGCCAGCAAGGTTAAAGAATCGGGTATTTTTGATTCCTTATTTAAAGGTAAAGAACCGGTGAATATTGTAAATTATCGGGATGAATTGAATAAGATTCTTAACCAGCTTGACGATAAGACCAAAGAGCGTAGGGAATTGAAAGTTTCTATACGGAAAGTGCTTTTGGATATTGATGCCAACGCTATGAAAGAAGCTTCGGATAAGGCCACAAAGGAACTTGAAAGGTACGTGTCTGATGTTTCAAAGAAATGGGATATATACAAGCAGCTTATCAATGCCGGTGCAAGTAAGAAGGATGCTTCAACTTATGCTTTTGGTTTTTTGACTGATTATGAGAATGAAGCGCAATATTTAATAGATACAGTACAAAAGAAACTCAAAGAAAAGGCTGTTGATCTTCCATTCACTTTGAGTGACGATGAAGCAGAAAGTATATTAGGAGGTAAAGACAGCCCATTATATAAGCAATTTTTTAAGGTGTGGAAGGATGCTAAAGAGGCATTTGAGAAAGATAAGGTAAGTATTGCACTTGATGATACAAAGGTTATTGCCAATGCAAGATCAACGATAGAAAAGATACGAATATTAAGTGAACAGTACGCATCAAAGACTGGATTAAGTGTCGGAAAAAATGGGGAGTTGGTTGGTGATACGTCAGGTCTAAACAATGTTCAGAAGGCTTATCTTGATGAATATAATAAGAAGCTGATTGAATTAAAATCGACCTTATTACAATTGTTACCTGAATGGGAGAAAATATTTGGAGATAAAGAGCAACGTTCATTCTCTGATTTGAAAGAGGCTGAACGTATCGCAAGGGAAATCAAGAATAATGCAAAGGTTTCCTATGATAGCGATGGAAAGCCCAATGGATTTACTTCTTTTTTTACGAAAGATGATGGTAGTATTGAAAATGTTAAGGGTGCTTATTCTTTGTTGGATAAATTGATAAAAGCCATCCCCCAGTTGCAAGATGCACAGTTGGCTGTAAATCCATTCAAAACCTTAGCGAAGAATGTAAAAGAACTTTTTACTTCTGAAAAAGACAGCGACAAACTGGAAAAGAAAATCGGACGGTTGGGAGAAAGTGCCGCTGAAAGTGCTGATCTTGTCGGCAATTTTGCAGGACAGATGTCTTCCATGTTCGATGCTTTGGGCAATGAGGGTATGGCCGACACGATGGGTAATGTGCAGGATGCCATGTCTTCTATAAGCAATATCGGGCAGGGATTCGCCAAAGGTGGAATCGTTGGTGGTATTGCTGCCGCTGCTGGTGAAGCTGTAAATTGGATTGGGAAGATAGCACAAGCGCATGATAAGAAACTCGATAAGGCTATTGAAAAGAGTAAACTTCGTGCTCAACAGTTGCAATATATATACGAACAAATTGACGGTATTCTTGAACGTTTTTTGGGCAGTGGCACGGAACTAAAACTTGTAGATGCAGAAAATGACCGTACCCGGTTGAATCAATTAAATAATCAGATTGGTGCAATACGCAATAAGGGAAAGATCAACATCTTCGATTTGATGTCTTTGCAGAAATATAAGCAGGAAGCGGAAAAACTTCAAAAACGTGTTTCGGCATACGATGAAGGTGGTGCATACGGGTATCAACGTGCCTTGATGCAAGAACAACTTTCAGAATTGGAGAAACAACGGCAAGCCGAAATTGACAAGAAGAAGACGGATGATAGCAAGGTGGCTGATTATGAGAATCAGATTGCGGAGATGAAACAGCAAATAAAGGATTTTGCCGAAGAAACGGCTGAATCTCTTTATGGAATTAATTTGAAAGACTGGGCTTCACAGCTGGGAGATGCCTTGTATGAGGCATGGCAGAAAGGCGAGGATGGTGCCGAAGCTTTCAAAAATAAGGTTGCCGACATTATGGGTGATGTCATGAACTCTATTCTCAAAATAAGTATTTTGGAACCGGCTATGCAACAACTTCAAAAGATGCTTTTTGGTGAGGATGGAATGAGTGGTTATTTCGGCAAGGATTTCTCTCTTGACGAAAGGGAGTTGGAAAGTATTGCGGACTATCTAATGGGGGTCAGTGAGAAAACCGATGATTACTATTCCATGCTTGACAAACTGAATAACTATATGGAAAAGAAATATGGTATCAGCATGAAGGAAGAGGAAGAAGACAGTGGAAGTGGTTTATCTAAAGGCATACAGAATGTTACTGAAAATACCGCTAACCTTTTGGTTTCTTATATAAATGCAATCCGGGCTGACGTGAGTGTCAAACGGGAGTATGTGCGAAGATTGGTTGAAGAATTGTTCCCGGCCTATAATGTAATAGCGCAAGCGCAATTGCAACAACTGACAATGATACAGATAAATACAGCAAAGAATGTGGAATTTGTGGAAGAAATCAGGGATATACTGCATAGGAATATAAACGGTGTAAACAAGTTTAATATATGATTATGAATAGATTGAATAGTGAATTGAGAGGCCATGCCGTATCGTATGGCCTCTGCACACAATGGCAAGGTGACTGGCAAAACAATAAAAGCCAGCAAGAATTGATCGGAATGTATATACGGGGCATTGATTTTTGTATTGAACACGATTATCCGACGGTGGAATATATAAAAGGCAATTTTGACCGGAGTCTGCTTCATCAAAACCATATTTTTGTTGATGAACCAGTAATCGGAGGCGACAATGGTGTATATGTACTGAACGGTAAATGTTCAGGCAAACTTTCTTTCGGTAAATTTACAGTTGTTACTCTCCATTTGCGGCATGATAGTGAATTGACTCTTGAAGTGGAGGATTGTGCCAAAGTTTTTGTAAGTGTATATGATCGGGCTAAACTACATGTAAGGCAAAGCGATGTGGCTAAAGTTTATGTATATGTTCATGGTGGAAACTGTAAAGTTGAAACCGATGGCAATGTCATGGTAAGATATAAAATGAATGGGGATTAACATGTGTTTTGCAACATCCTTATTTATAGCCTTTTATATTCCTATATTATTTGAACGGTATCATAAATGACAATCAACATCTCGCCACAATACGGTAGATACGCGCATTATTTATATTATGTCTAAATTTTAGAGTAAATATAACTGTTTTTATTTACCGATTCTTACCGTTTGTTACTGATGTTTACCGAATTTATTTTATTGATTTTTAGGTTGTTGTATGGTGAAAATATCGTCTTTATATTTGCGCTGGAAACAATGTTGTAAGGTTCATTACGTGGTTGTCATGAACTGGAGTAAAATATTATAGGGCATTCTCTTTGAGGCAGACAACCACATTAAGCTTCATCGGGATTTGCCCTTTCTCTTTACTATTATGTCAAGCGTGACTATTATATTAAGGAGGGTTCAGTAGGTACGAGTAATGGCGTATTGGGGTTCGATTCCCTGCCTACTACAAGATCGGACAAAATAATTCCCCAAAAGCGGAGATGTCCGAGCCGCTGATGGGGGAAAACATTAACTTTATAGTGCAAAGATATGGAAAATTTTAATCAGTTAATACCTATTGATGAGGGAAAAGGTAAAAAAAGAACAATGACCTCCTTACAGATTGCAGAAATTACGGGCAAAACTCATTCAAATGTAATGCGAGATATTCGCAATATCCTTGAACAACTGGAAGATAGACGACAATTCAGTTTTGAATTATCATCAAGACCTCAACCTATGCCAAACGGTGGAAGCAAAGAAGTGTCTTGTTACATTCTCACCAAAAAGGATTGTCTTCTTCTCGCAAGTGGTTATGATGCAAACTTACGAGCCAAAATTATTAATCGTTGGGAAGAACTTGAAGAAAACAAGCGTGAACTTTCCCGTAAAAGGGAGAAATCTTTGTTAAGTAAAATCTAAATTTATAATATGAAAACAAATCAAGAAATGGTGCGATACATTGATAGTTTTTCTGTGGTTCAGCGCACGAGTGATGGTTATTTTGACGGAACTGAATTGCTTCGGCAGTGGAATAATGTAGAAGGGAATCCGAGAAGGCAAATGAGTAAATTCTTAGAATCTGATAATACATCAGAGTTTTTGAAAGCTCTTGCAGAGGATGAAAGCCATAGAGCAAAAATGCTCATTGGTGAAAATCAACTACTTATAAAAGTTAAGGGTAGAAATACGAAAGAAGGCAAAACACCCGATAAAGTTTGGATGAATCCGCTTCTGTTTATCAAATTTGCTATGTGGATAAATCCGGCTTTTGAAGTCAAAGTATTACGGTTTGTGTACGATGAAATGATTCGCTATCGAAACGATGCCGGGGATGCTTACAAAGAACTTGGCTCTGCCGTTCAGAAGATAGTTCCTAAAGAGTTTATGCCGAAAGCAATGCAAAAGGTTGGGGAAGCATTGAATTGGGTTGTGTTTAACTCACATGAGAAAATGCTTCGCAACAAGCAGGGTGATGAAAGCAAACAACGCGAACTGTGGCAGCTTGAAAAGAAGGTGGCTGATTTAATCAACGAGGGATTCATTACCAACTTCGATAATTTAATATCATACCTTAGAAAACAATATTCAAAAAGGAACTATCCTGCCGTGTTCCAATTACAGCAAGAAAATACAAATTTTATCCACTATAAATAATAAATCAATATGGAATTAGTAGAATTTATGAGCAACAAAGAATGCGTTGTAGAAACATTCAAAGTAAATGGTCTTATTGCAAAAGACAATACGGTAACAGAGAAAGGTTTAATGGCTATACAGTTCTATTTAGATATGATAGAGCAAAAGAAGCCAGAATTAGAAAATTGTCAAACGGCTTATATGTCATGTAGTGAGGTGGAGGAATGGGAAAAGAAAAACGCTGCGGCTTCAGTAAGTTTTGACAGCGGAGGGGTAGTCGAGTTTCTCCCGATAGAAATGTTCTCAAAAGATGCTAAAATAGAAAAGGGAGGTGGCATAAAAGGTATGCTTATTTCAATGTGCGATTGCGCATGTGAAGATGAAATATCCGAAATAGTATCTTCAAATGATGAAATTCGTAAATTGAGAGATGCGCTTAACAAATATCTCGAAAGCTGAATACTTTTGGCTAAGAGTGGCAAAATGCACAAAATAAAATTGGGCTGACTTTGGAGCCAGCCTAATTATAATTTATACGCGAAAACATTAGCCAGATTATGTTAGCTCAATATTTAATGGTAGTCAGCGTTAAAAGACGTACTAATATCTTTATATTTAGAATATAATTTGATTTTATAGATATTATATGTTCCACGACCATTAAGTATAGACTTATCTACGCTTTTATTTGCGGATTTAAATATAAAATAATAATTACCATAAGGGATTGTAGTTTTATATTTTCCCGTATTGTCAATCGTACAACTATATTTTACTTTATTTGATTTGAGAATATCAACCAAACATATAGCTAATTCACCTTCTCTCCTAATTTGTTCTTCAGCGGAAATGTAAAAGTCATATTCTTTTAATTTGGCTATTGCTTGTTCTTGCCCAACAAGTTCTTTCCATTTGATGTATTGTAACAAAGATTCATACCCCATTTGTATAGAGTCATTTTTTAATTCAATATCTTGTTTAAAATATTTACATGGTATAATATATAATTTTGCACCAATATCGGCTTTCGTACCTGAACCATTGTCGTAAGTTACAAGCCCATTTACAGATGAATAACTAATCTGTTTGTTCTGCGAATAGGAAGTAAAACACATAATAGTATAAAGCAAAAAGAATAATATATTTTTTTTCATTTCTTATGTAATTTATTTAATAAATATTTTATGTCATTCTTGAATCTTTTTATATTAAAACGATTTTCGGGAAAATCGACATAGAAGAAAAATAGCAATGTTGAAAATGGTAGTATGACTACATAAAATATAATCCAATGCCACCCAGTAACACTAAAGCAGATCAGAAGAATCACTACTATCCAAACTAAAACTCCTAACATATAATAACCTCTTTTATAATTAAATACAAAAGTATTAATAAATAAAATTATGACAAATGATATTTTTTATGTTTTTCAACATACACGTGGAAGCAAGTTAGGGGTTGAGTATAATAATCTACTAAAAAATGCTTTTATGGTATTATTTTCTATGATTATATAGAAAATACAATTATATTTGCGTTGAAATAAGATTAAAGTATAAGGCCATAGAGCTTGTTGTGGAGACTAAATATCTCTGCGGCAAGCTCTTTTTTTATATGTGTATATGAACGAACCGTATTCTATTTTGATGCAGAAAACTACCGAGAATGCTCCGGTCAAAGACAGCTTGGCACATTTTGGAATTGTGTGCACAGAATTTCCGTTCAAGCCGGGTGGGGAAACGAAAGATTTACCCAAACGGGATTGGCCGGATGAAGACGGTGAAGATACTTACATACCCGATAAGCTGCTATTAAAGGCATACGACTTGGAAGCCGAGATGTGCTATAAGGGAGATTTGGGTACTGCATACGATAAAATTATGGCCTTTCAAAACTATCTCACGGGAGAAAATGGTGACGGTGCCACCTTGAAAATATATAACTCGCACACGGGTATCGGGCGGCAAGGACTTTACTTACTGGAGGTTGGAGATTTTGAATTTAATAAGTCCAATATGGATGAAGTCTTGACCTTCCCGGTAAAATTCAGAGTAACTGATCCTCGAACTCAAATAATCCCCTCGTATAGTGTTGCGGAACCGACAAAGATAGTTGCATTGGTTGAAAAAGTATAGCTGTATGGCATGGAAGGTTTATGATAAAACTGGCAATACGGTACGTTGTACACTGAAAGGTTTGGAGTATAATGGTACATGGATGGGTGCATGTTTTGTGACAAGCACTCTGAAAAGTGCCGTACCCATTCTTTTTGAGATAGGTGACTATGTTATGTACCGTGGTGAGAAGTTTGAGATAAACTATGATCCTACGGCATTAAAAAAGGCGGCAAGAAAAACTTCGGGAGAAGCGTTTGTCTATGATAACGTAAAGTTCAACTGGCCGGGAGATGAATTGACGCGATGTGATTTTCTTGATTATGTGAAAAGTGATAATCAGATACACTTCACTTCTTTGCCTAAGTTCAGTTTCTTCGCTTCGTCTATACAAGATTTGGCAGACCGTGTTCAAGTAAATCTTGACCGTATATATACCGGAGCACAAAAATGGACGGTTGCCGTACACCCTGAATATGTGAGCACTACCAATGTAAACATTGATGTGAACAATATAAAGGTATGGGGTGCATTGGAGTTGTTCAATTCAAAATTTGGTGCGAACTTTGTTATTCGTGGCCGAACAATAACAATCGGTACTGCCGGTATTGCTGTGGGCAATATTTTCAAGTATGGACGTGGAAACGGTTTGTACGAAATTCAACGTACAGCCGATGCGGATCAACAGATTATTACGCGATTGCGTGCATACGGTAGTACAAGAAATATGCCTAACCGGTATTATAATAAGCTCTCAAACAGTTCTCTTACCAATTATTTGCCGAATAACATGGCCGTGGAAAATCTGATGTTACCTGATTTTCCTAAGACAACGCTTGATCCATATATTGACAGTAAGAATATTGCTGTGCTTGGCATTCGGGAAGGGAGTGTTTATTTTGACGGTACCGGTGGTTTGGAGGAAATATGTCCTTCAATGGAAGGTATGACCGCCGAACAGTTGAAAGATGCAGGTATTTATGTATCATTGGATGCCGGGGATAATGGCAATCTTGACGAAGTGGCTGATGCCGAACAACTGACAGATGATGGTACAATGGATAGCCTGAAGGAAGGTGAAGATGTCCCACCTTTTACAATAACGCTAAAAGATGTTGGTTTCAATATAAACGATTACCTGACTTCTGAAACAGCCACCATTAGCATGAAAAACGGCATGTGTGGTGGCCGGGATTTTGAAATAACCAAATGTGAGAAGAAGGGCAATAAATATGTGCTGACTTGTAACCGTGTATATGATGAAAGTCTGAAATTATATTTCCCATACAAGGATTACAATATAAAGTCCGGTGACAAGTTTGTCCTGCTTTATATTGATATGCCGGACGTTTATATTCAGGCCGCTTCACAACGGTTGCTTGCTACCGCGAAAAAATATCTTGCAAAGAATGACTATGTGCGCTATTCGTATGAACCGAAGGTGGATGATATTTTCATGGCACGCCAACATGATGAGGCTGTTGCAAGGGGGGAAGCAAGCATACATGATACTTTGAAAGAAGGGGACTTGATGCTATTCACTGATAGCGATCTTGGTATTGAAGGCAGCATCATTATTGATACCCTTATTATCAAAGAGGGAGAAGATATGATACCGAAGTACACTATGACACTTCGGGAGGAAAAGGCTGTTGGATCGCTTGAAAAAATCCAAAATCAGATAGACTCTATTGCAGGTGGTGGGCAGGGAACCGGTGGCTTGAATACCCAACAGATACAGTCTATCATCCGTTCACTGGGCAATCAGCTTTTTCTTTCGCGCACCCACAATGATACGGCAGCTGGGCTTATCGGCTTCTTAGCCGGTGCTATCTTTGGTGCAAGCGGTTTTGCAGAGGGTTTGACCGGCTTTGGGGCGAAAATAGACAGCATGGGACGTGGGTATATGGAAAGCCTCACGTTACGCAGGTTTTTAGAGGTGCCGGAATTGCGTTTTAACCGTGCTGAAATTGTGCTTGGTGACAAATGGCGTTCTCCCGGTGCTGGAATTATAGAGAGTGTTGAGCCTGATTATGATGCTGATGGTAACTTGCTACGTTCCGGGACAATAAGTTTGAAATTACAAGACGGTGAAATAGGTGCTGTGGCTGTGGATGATATTTGCATGGGGTATTTCCATGACTATGAAACGCCGGGGAATAATGCGGTATCTGATATAGATGATAGCCGTGGCAACCGTATGTTTGCCGGTTTCTGTACAATCTATTTTCGTATTACAGAAATATTGGATGCCAGAACAAACAAAAGGTTTCGCTATGTGCTTCGTGGTGTTTCTGATCGTTGGCAATATTCTTTCCATCCGTGTGAGGCTTTGCATTTTGTCGCTTATGGCAACTTTACAAACAAGGAACGCCAGACTTCCGCTTATGAGACGAGGACATACCGCCGTTTCTTGGTAGGGGTAAATGACTGGGAGTTTACAAAGAGTATGGTTGCAATGCAGGATGGGGATTTGAGCAATCTCAACATCTTCGGGTTGGATATGACCGGTTATTCTGCTTATCTGAATAACATTTATATGACCGGCACAATCGAACAGTTACAGATAGATGCACCGGTACGCATTGAGATTGATACGCAAGGTGACAATTTTCTTGCTTATGGTGAATCAATGGAAATTACTTGCAAGGTCTTTAAAGGTTGGGAGGATATTACAGACACAGTTAGACAATGGGCTATCCGAAGGGATAGTGGAGATACCGCCGATGATGAAGCTTGGAATATCAAGCATAAGGATTTCAACGGTTCAATAACGATACATAACACAAAGGAAATTAGTGATTTAGGAAATAATTCAGTAACAGTGGTAAGTACCTTGTTTACCATAACGGCAACAAATGATACTGCATCAGTAGAAGCAATTGTGACGATATGATAGAGAGTGAAAAGAAAAGAATCAGAAAAGAGTTTCAACCGCTTACGATTGCAGTAAGCTTGAAGATAATGACACCGAACAGTCCGGCCAATCAGGTCTATAATCCGGTGGCAAATGAATATGATCCTGACCGTGGGGTTACTCCACTGGTGATTTTACCGGAAGTCATAGCGAATGCCTCTGACGGTAGTTGGGACAAGCCTTATGTAAATTCTTTGTTGGCAGAGATGAACTGGTTTGCTAATGGAGAGAATATTTCTGCAATCAGTTCATGGAATGGGAAGTACAGTATAGATGCAGTTGGAGATACACGCGGTGCCATTACCATAAGTAGAAATGTGGCTCCGGGTGAAAGTTTTGAGTTACATTTTGAAGGTGTGATAGCTGATACACGGCTGGGGGTGAATATTCCCGTAAAAACTGACTCCATAATGTTGACAACGGTAGATAAGAGTGAAGACACATACGGTTTGTCTATCGGGGACAGTCAGATAATCCAGTACAATCCATTTCTTGACAAACTCTTGTTGTATGATTACAAGGTAGCCAACAATTTGATTTCCGCATCTACGGCCAATAGGAATGCAGCTTTGGATGAAAATTCATACGAGCGCACCATTCCACTTATGGTAACAAAGGGAGTGAATAAAATAACTACCGGATATACAATTGAACTTTATCAGGTGAACAGCATATCAAGTCAAACAATGCTGACTACCGCAAACCATGAAATAGTGGCTTTGTCCTTAACCAGCCTGACAATGGACTTGCGTTTGGTCGAGAAGGGGGATTACTTGCTGTTGGTGAAGGTCGGTGGAAAGGAGGTTGCAAGACAGCAATTCTCCGTCAATCGTGTTTATCCAAAATTTACGTGCATACCGGCAAGTCAGGCTTCCATCAATCCTGATGAAATCCTGCATAGGAATATAGCTATGGTACAGTGGAATGGAGAAATTGTGCCGATACCGGCACCGATTATCCGCATGGTATGGTTTACGGACAGTGCAAATAAGACTGGGGTACAATGGCAGGAAGGGGAAAAAACTGTGATAATGTTGGATGGAACCGGTATTGGTGAAACTTATCTTGACGATTGGTTGGACGTGTACATTAAGGCCGAGCAAAAAAAGGCTTTCTCTGTATTGACTGATGGGACAAATGAATATACGGATAGTAACGGGAACATATATATAAATAATTGATATGAGGTATGTTGTAGCAAATAAGGAAAAGGCTTTGGATGCCGGGGTTCTGTTGTTGGGGCACTTGGTAAAGGGAGAATCCATCATCTTGAATGAAAAGGAGGTAATGTGCCTGCCTTCTCTTGATGGAGAACTGGAAGATAGAATACTGTTGTTGGACGGTATCGTTTATACTAATACAAGCATGAATCAAATTATATCAGAAGGAGGTTGGGAATATGGCAGAAAATTATAGTGCCCAAAATAGCATCACGATTAAACGTCTTCGTTCCAATGACAGCCTGATGCTGACTTTTGAAAATAATGGCATTCCATTGTTTCAGGCCGTAGATGAAGAAAGTGGGGCTGTCTCTCCTGATTGGAGTATAGCTGCGAATCAGCCGGTACGGACACCCAAAGTAACTTCGGCACGTGGGTTGGCGGTCAGTTTGTCTGGTCATAGTTGGGCTTACAATGGAGTGGCTTTAAATTTTAACGGTGCGGAAAGTGGAGGTTGGAAAAAAGACAGTACGGGCAAATTCTCTTTGAATACCAGTACCGGTGCCATTAAAATTGTCGGAAACTTGGCAAGCAAAACGAATATTGCAGGAGATACATTGACTTATTCATGTGTCGCTTCTACGGCAGGTGTTGAGTATAATTTGACCGGGGAACTGCCTATTGCCATTCAGAATATGGGAGCCAGCTCTTACTATCTTGCTATTCTTGCAAGTACCGAACAGTTAACAAGCAAAGTAACAAGTTGTACTCTGACTACCAAGCTGTATGCCGGTGCCAATGCCATTACCGATTACTATATAAAATGGTATAAGGACACGGCGGCTTGGACTGATAAGAACGGACAGAAAAGTGTAACTGTTACCCGTGGTGATGTGGACGGTACCCAGTTATTCATAGCAGAAGTTTATCAGTCTTCAAGTGCTTCACAACCGATAGCACGTGCCGGGGTACGTATCATTGATACGGCAGATGAATTTCAAATTGTATGTTATATAACTTCTTCCAACAAAGAGGTTGATACCGGACAACCCGTTACAGTAAGTGCCAAGATTGTAAATATGACTACGGGGTCAACTTATACTCCTACTTCCGCATCGTGGACTATGGATGTGATGGATAAGGAAAACTGGAAGAGTTTGAAACATTCTACAACAAATTCTATATCTGTAACAACAACGGAAACTGACAGAAACGGGACTCAATATGATGTTGATGTTTTGGCAGAATGTCATTTTAATTAACATAAAAACAAAATAATATTATGGCAACTAAAGGATTAGGAAATGAAACATTGGTGACCTCCATTCTGCGTTCCAATACAGTATTGGTGGAAGTTGGTGGTAGTGTCAGACGCATTACCGTGGAAAACTTCATGAATGCTATTAATAATGGTGACGAACAAATGTTGAGGCAGGTGGCTTGGGGGATTCCAATCAAACAATCAACCCAAAGTAGCACGAACTATGGTGTGATAGGTAATACAGCCGCATGGACAGAATACAAGTTGTATTGTGGCCGTTATCTCGTAACGAATGATGGAAGGGCTGCTAAAATGTCCCCTACCAATAGTGCGGTGTTTGCTGATGGTACTGCGGTGGATGAAACCAAAGGGCATGTGATGTGGATAGGGCCACGTTTGTATTATCGTGTACAGACTGACAGTGTGAGTGGTGTACCAGTCTTATGGCTCTCGATGCTACCTATTGGCGGTGAGTTTATTGGTGGGGCAAATGGTGGAATGTATAACTGTATCGGTGCATACAAAGGCTCCATGTCAGGTAGCGCACTTGTTTCACGTTCAGGAGTTGCACCGGCAGGCAGCAAGACAATCAACGCATTTTGGAATGCTGCACAAGTGAACGGTGAGGAATGGGGACTGACCGATTACGATCAGAGAAAGCTTATTATGATGTTGGGGCTGTCCCAGTACGGAGATACCAATATTCAAGCCAAACTTGGTTATGGTGTGGGTGGTAGCTCCAGTAAAGACTTGTGGGCTGCTGCGGCAGCATTGCAAACTGGCGCAACAAAGAGTCTCGGTGACAATTGGGGTAAAATAGCTATTTCTGTGGTGAATGGAAGTAATACTGGAGTGGATTGTTCACGGGTGAACATGATGGGTATAGAAGATCCTTATGGGTGGCAGTGGGAATTTCTGCAAGGAGTATTTTGCGGTAGTTCCAACAATAGTGCTCAAAGTGGAACGGAAATTTTCATTTACAAAGGAAACCGTTTACCGACTACTGCTGAATTAGCTGCGCATCCAAATGGTGAATACAGACAAGCTACCCGGCAGACAGTTTCCGGTCAAGTGCAGGAAATAATTCTTGGGGAGCATTTTGATATTTTCCCGAAAAAGATTGGTGGAAACAGCACTTCTTATTGGGCTGATTATTCATGGGCAAACACTACTGGGCAGCTGGTTCTTTGGGGCGGTACTGCGGGTAACGGTGCGGGCTGCGGCCTCGCTTGTGCGTACTCGTATTCCGGTTGGTCGGGCTCGTATGCGTATTTCGGCTCTCGCCTTGCGTATTTTGGGAATTTAACATTTGTTAGCGGTGCATCTTTGATGGCTGCATAATAGATTTTGAAATATTAGTTCTTTGAATTTCAATTAATTAAAACCCGTCCACCTTCTCGTTTTACGGCAACGGATAACGGGACGAAAGCCGAAAGGCGTGGACGGTTGGCAGAGGGGAACAAGAGCTGGTTCTTTGGGGCGGTAATGCGAATAACGGTGCGAATTGCGGCCTCGCTTATGCGTACTCGAATTACGGTTGGTCGAACTCGAATGCGAATATCGGCTCTCGCCATACTTATTTATCGTAGAGTAATCTGCGAGTTCTCCGAGCCATGACCTTGCAGGATTTATATCGTTGCAACGTAGTAATCAATTGGTTACGATGTCAGAAAATCAAGAATGCGGAAAGGTTGCCCAATTTGCGAAAGGCAACAAGCGGTGTTAGTAGGTTGGTTCTCGAAAGCTCCGGGCGAATTATTCAAGCAAGTAAAAACAGCTTGCAGTTATCGGAATAATTAAAATAGTCTGAACAAGACAAAATTGGAAGTATGGTGTAAATTTTAAAACAAAGCAGCAGTGAATATTGGAAGAAGTGATATTGATTGGAAGAGTCTATCGCATAATGAAATTGATAGAATTATAGCGGAAAGGATAGAGGCTGACAATAAACGGATAGAAGCAAACGGTGGAAAGAAATCTAAAAGAGCTGGGTATATTCTTGAACGTATAGCAGAGATAAATAATTTACGTGAAGCGGACAAAGAAGCACAAGATGGGAAGGTTAAGAAAAACCGCTTTATCAGGCGGCATAATCTACACCCGGAAGAAGACCTCCGAGCTTTGCAGTTGATGATCCTGACATTGGATTTTCCGGCACCGGATTATAGCGTAATGAGAGTAAAAAGTGATGCAGGAAAGGTTCGAGATATTGTCAAACAGAAATATTTCCCGTGGCGTATATTGCACCATGCAATTATGAGGGTGATTGAAGAAGATGTTTATAGAAATTTGATTTATGATACAAGTGCGTGTATCAAGGGAAAGGGATTACATTTTGGAGTAAGGAGAATGAAACGTTTTCTTCACCGGTACCCGGAATACAAATGGTTCGTAAAGACTGATTTCAAAAAGTTCTATCAAAGTATTCTTCATGAGCTTATTGTTGCTGCATTGAGAAGGAAATTCAAAGATGAACGATTTATTAAATTGATCGAGATAGCTGTTTTATCGTATGACAGCGGAACAGAGTTAGTTGACGTATTGGAGAATGAAGTTGAACGGAAGAAGAGGTGTTCCGATTGGAGCATTTACAAGCCAACCTATCGGGAATTTTGCGACAAGCCGGATAGATCATACAATGAAGGAGAAATATCGTGTCAAATGCCTGCATAGATATTGCGATGATAATGTTATGCTGGCTCGTTCTAAGGCCGAAGCGTTGTTTCTTATTCGTGCGTATGAACGGGAAAGTGCAAAAGTTGGGTTGGTAGTTAAAGCAAACAGTTGTATTGCTCCGATAGGAACAGAAATAAAAAATGGGAACAAAAAGCATAGAAAGCGAAAACGTAGTAAGAGGAAGAAGGATTAACTTTTTGGGCTATTGCTTCACGAAAGATAATGTTCGGATGCGTAAAAATATGAAAAAGAACTTTGCCCGAAAGGTGAAACGAATAAAAAGCCGGAAACGTAACCGCGAGATACGAGCTTCATACTGGGGCTGGTGTAAGTGGGGAGATTGTAAGAATTTATGGAGAACAATAACAAATAATGATATGAGTTTTGCAGATAAAGGTATCAAACAGAGTGGTAGAACAAAGGACGGAAAGAAGTTCTTCGATGTAAAAGAGACAAGATTGATGGATATTCTCAATGTCCCTATAACAGTGGTGGACTTTGAAACGAATGTGAAGACAAAGCAAGGTGAAGGTAGATATTGTGTTCTTTTTGAACAGAACGGACAACGTAGCAAATTCATAACGAACTGTTACAATCTGAAAGATGTGTTGGATCAGGCTCGCGAAGCGGAGAATAACGGTCAGAAGATTTTTCCAGTGGAAAATGTGATTGTCAAGCGGCGTTCGTTAGGTGACGGGAAGAGTGCTTATTATTTTGAAGAATAATTATAAAAATGGAGGTAATTTATGAAAAGTTATGGAACTCTTGTAGGAGAACTGCCGACTGGTATTGAATTTGTAGTTGAAGGTGCGTTGCTACGCATTTACTTCGACTTTGAGAGAAGAGAAGCTGTTCAAAAGGCCGGTTCGGAAGATGTGGTGGTTGAAGACCAGTATGTCTGTGAAAACGTGGATGTTGAAGGGGAACATGATTATGACAGTATTGTAAGTGCCATTATCATGGAACGTTATGATGCGAATAAACGTGATGCCATTTTCGCCAACTTGGAAATGGCACGTGATATGGCTTCGGAACTTGACGAAGGTAAGCGTGCCGAATATCTGAAAGAATACACTGATTATCAGAGTTATCGTATCAAGGCTAAGGAGATCGCAAAAGAAGTATTAGCAAAATTGAAGTAATCCGGTATGGAGGCGCAAGGGCATATATTAATACGAAGAAAGGCCAAAAATGGAATTGACGGTACTAATGGGGAACCGGGGAAAAACGGGCTGCAAGGCTGTATTCTCCGGCAATCCGAATGGGCTAAAGGCATAGAGTATCGCAATGACGAGGCTTTGACTTCCGGTACCCGGTACTTGGATATTGCAATTGTGACTACCGGTGCTAATACGTTTAATGCGTATAAATGTCTGAAAACTCATACGTCCAGTGATTCCATTCCGGTGACAAATACAACTTATTGGCAGAAGTTTAATTCTTTGGTGCCAGTGTACACTCCGCTTATCATGGCTCAAAATGCTATTCTACGGTTCATGCAGGGTAATCAGCTTTTGATAATGAAGGGCGATAATAAAACGGTTGCAGCAGGTCTTGTTGGTGGTGACTATCCGTTATGGGTTGGAGCTACAACACCGACTGATGCGCCATATAAGGTGAGTATAGCAGGGAAACTCTATGCGGCTGGTGCGGTTATTTCAGGTGACAGCACTTTTGAAGGTACATTGAAAGGTGTATCAGGCTCTTTTACAAGGTTGAATTGCGTGAATGCTGCTGGTGATGCGGTTGGAGGAATCAGCTTTGGAAGTGATGGAAGAATGTGGTTTGATGGTGATATGTATCATCAAGGTACTAAGGATAACCGGTCATTACGTTTCTACACTTCTGACTTATGGTGTAGAGGCGTGTTTGGCGCAAGGGAAAGAAGCATTATGGTAGTTTACGGCTCCTATGCCTATGTGTACACAAAAGGTGCTGATAAAACCGGTACTTATATACCTTTGACTTCCGGGACTTCCTCTGCTAACGAAACTTATTATACAGTTCCTTGCTATTCGCCAAGATACGATTATAACGGTGAAACTTCGGGTTTTCCAGTTGATACGGTTATATTTAGAATAACATCGAATGTAACCTACCGTTATCTTTTGAGTCTTGCCGTCACCCAAAGGATATTCGTGGTTAATGCAAATGACAATTATAATAATGTTCAGATATATGCGAATGGAACAAAGCAAACATTGAATGGCGGTTCCATGCACCATTGTATGCAGTTGGTGGATTTTATGTATCCGTCACCGAACTCTGACTGGTTGGGAAGAGGACTGATGTTCGGTGCTTCAAATGATAATGATTGGAAGTGATTATGAAAAGGATAAATTTTGAAAGAATTGAGATATTTGTTGATATTGATAAGACGAGATGTTCCGTTGAGAACTACAAGAAGGATTTTGCCAATATCATTTATCAACTTGGCAGGGGAATAGAGGCTCATGCCCTCGCATTTAAAATATTCAACTCCAATGGAGAAATTGAGTATAACGATGAAGAGTGTAATATGATTAAGGAATACGCAAGTTTATGTTCCCCAGCCTTTATTGATGCTATCAACAAATTACTATTGGAATAAAAATAATAAACGCAAACACAAAAGGATATGAACGACATTATTGAAACATTCATTCACGACCATTTGTTTTTACATTTGGTTTTGATAGCGGTAAGTATGACAGCTATCATAATCGCAATGGGGATAGATTTTATTTCGGGGATTCAGAAGGCCAAACAGCGTGGGGAACTTCGTACCTCGAAGAAGTACAAAATGACAGCGACAAAAGCGAAGAAATATTTTAATCCGTTTCTGACACTGGTTATGATTGACCTTATATGTTGCATCGTCATTCCATTTCCAGTATTCGCTATGTTATGGGCGGTTTATTGCGTTTTCTGTGAGTTCAAATCGGTACGTGAGAAATCATGGGAAAAGGCCGAGCTTCGGAAAGCGGAAAAGACCATGAGTATAATCATTGAGAATAAGGACGATATAGCACGACTGGCCGCACAAATATTGTTTGAAACACAAAAAGAAAAGGAGGATAAAAATGACACGGGGACTACGGAATAATAATCCGTTAAATATACGGAGAAATAATACGAAATGGCAGGGGTTGTCTGCAACACAGACAGATAAAAGTTTCTTTCAGTTTAAAACTATGGCATACGGTTATCGTGCTGCTTTTAAAACTCTTCAAACTTATATTCTTAATAAGTATGATACTGACAAAGACGGCACGGCCAATGAACTTGAAGATGTTATTATGCGATGGGCACCGCCATGTGAGAACAATACTGAAGTGTATATTGCCACAGTCGAAAAGCGTTCAGGCATATCTCGTCATACAATTCTGAACAGAAACAACCGGGAACAACTTATTGCGGTGGTGGCTGCAATGAGTTATGTTGAGAATGGTGTTCCTGCAAACATGGATGAGGTAAGGAAAGGTTGGGAGTTGATATAGGAAACAAACATATAAACACATAGAAGATATGGCAAACTTGAATTTTACTCTTAAAGAAGAGGATTGGTACGAAAGCCAACCTATACAGTTATCTACTGGGAAATTTGCTATTAGCATCAATTTTGGAGATGCAGCAAACAACAGAGTTGTTGTGTACAAAAGTTCTAATGGAAAGGATTATGTACCTTACAAAACAGCACTTGGGGTTGGAGAGTTCTGTGATATGAATGTCGACGGGTTGATAGCCGGACAATATGTTATGGTAGGATGTAATGAACTTCCTATTTCATCTTCATTTTTGGAAAGTTCTGATGGTAGCAGCAGTGCGAGCAAATCGGATATTTTAGCAGAAAGCGGACGTGCTCAACTGGCAGAGTCCCAACTGGAACAGTCCATAAATGCGGTGAAGACCGCTTTGGATGAATTGGTTGGTACTGTTGATGCGACTACGGCCATTGACACCTTCAATGAAATTGAAACCTTCCTTGCAGGAGTAACCAATGAAAAAACTCTGACTGGAATGTTGGCTGTTACTGATGGAAAGGCCGTGACCGCACAAACAACGGCTGATGCTGCAAAAAGTACAGCTCAAACAGCTCTTAGCAAAGCCACTGCCAATGAAACAAAACTTAATACAATACCTGAAATGCCGGAGAATGACGGTAAGATATATGGTTTCTGTAATGGTGCATGGGTAGTTATTGCGGAAGTTGGTAAAAATGTATATACAGATTGATTATGAGATTGAAGATAGGTATAGGAGTAATCTTTGTGTTACTCCTTGCGGCAACCTTTTTGATGTACCGGTTGTGGCAGGAAGAGAAGAAGGAAAGTGCCCGACTTTCAGATAATATGAAAAGTCTCTGTACTGGGCTTGAAGAATATAAGATTAGGGATAGTCTAAATGTGGTTGAAAACCATGTTTTACGGCTTAACATAGAAGAATTGAAAGAGCTGCGGAGTGCGGATGCAAAACTAATAAAAGAATTGAATCTGCGTCCAAAAGAAGTCGAATATATCACAACCACAAAAGTTGTCACTAAAGACAGTATTGTATTTGTTCTGAAAGACAGCTGTTTCAATTATTCAGATAAATGGGTGGATTTTTATGCAAATATTCCTGACAGCACATTTACTTATGAAGTGAGAGACAGTCTTTCAAGTGCGATAAGCCGGATATATAAACACAGGTTCCTATGGTGGAGATGGGGGACAAAGGGGTATAAACAAACGATAGTCAATCATAACCCACGAAGCAAAATCGTTTATAATGAAATTGTAAAGGTGGAACATTAATTAATAAGAAGGGAGCCGAAATGCTCCCTTCTCCTTTTTCTTTAGAAAGGCAAATCGTCTTTTTGTTCCCCAAAATCCACTGGCGGTTGAGGTATGGCAGTTTGTACGGGTGCCGCGGTGGATGATGCCCCCTGATAATAAGTTTGGGGCTGTTGCGCTGCGGTAGGCTGTCCTGGATTACGGAGTGTTGCTTTCCAGCAAGTAATGGAGTTAAACCATTTTCCTTGCCATTCATTCGCATTAATATCTATTTCAATATCAACGTCTTGCCCGACTGCTAATCCAAAATTCTGAATATTGCTATTCATTACTGAAAAAGCGACTTTTTTAGGGTATTGGCCGGGAATTTCCAAAACGAAATCTTGTCTTTGCCAGTTGTTACCATTTTTTGAGACACCCGATTGTATCGGTTGTGCCACAATAATTTTTCCTTCTAATTTCATTGTTCGCTTATAAATAGTTAAACACTATATGCCCGGCCTTTTCAAGTTTACGGGCATAATCTAACATTCTTTCTTTAGTGCTGAAACTTTCATCATTCCACCAAATGCCAAATCTTTTAATCTGACACTGATAGCGTTTGTCTCCTAATAGATTCTCGGATATTCCTATACGATATTTTGCCATTTTTATTCATCATCCCCAGCCGGATTTAACTTGTCTGACTCATTGATTGCGCGGCTGATAATATCACAATCAGTAAGTTTTCGTTGTATGATAGCCATCCCCCTTTTGCAATTATCACTTTGATTGAGGTCACAATACCCTCCCTTATATAAAATATCAGAAAGTTCGTCCAATACTTTAAGTGTGTCAGTGAGCCGGAGATATGTTATTCCGGTTACTTCTTTGTTGTATGGACGGCCTTCTTCTATCCGTTTGTCAAGGGATAGACAAGCAAGCTCTGCCATACATCTTGTAAGTTCTACTTTGGCAAGTAAGGCACTGTTTTCAATCCGGCATTTGTCAAATTCCAGTTTAATGGAGTATTCCATTTTAAGCAGATCAGGTTGTACTTCATCTGCAATATACTGGTTAGCATCAGCCATGAAAAAAGCCCGGTGTCCAGCTATTTTATTGATTTTCTTTTCATATTGAAGCATCAACTGTTCCAGTTTATTTCCTTGCTGCTTTACGCGGAAACGACAAAGCCTTGATTTACGTAATTCACTTAACATTTCTACAATTAAGGAACAAACTATATCATTGGTGAACAATATGTTATATATTGCTGCCAGTGTGATATTTTCAGCTTTTAACTTCTTGTCTTTTATATCACCTATTTTTCTTTCCATAAGTTCATGAAATCTTTATAGACACATGGTAGTGCAAAGATAAGGACAAACGTCTCAACAATCAACTTTATTAATTGTCCGGTTCCTATATCAATCCATTCTGTTTTTATTATAATTCATTTTGGCTTCAATGAGTGAATCAATGTCACATTTGAAATGATGTAGTGTACTTAGGGCAACAATGATTACATCTGCCAGTTCTTCTTCTACATCTAAATACTCTTTAATATGTGGAGATTTCTCACCCGTACACTCAAAGACTTCGGCAACTTCTTCAAGCAGATCGCGGTGAAGATTGTTGTTGCTATCATTGTCGGGATCAATCTTTCCACGTCTTACGGCACATTCATAAGCTTTCTGCGCGATCTCATTTAATTTTCCCATTATCAATATGTTTTATCCAGTTATTATCTTTCTCCAAAAACCATTGCCAGCCATTTTGGGGCTTGATTTTTCGTTTTATATACCGGCGAACTGTGGCATAATTCAGATTTAGCTTTTGGGCGGCTTGGGTTATTGAATCGAATCTATACCATTTGCCTTCGGGAGTGATTGCGATACACGCAAAGGCATGGGCGTTTCCATTAGACCAATATCTATGTCCTTTCAAAGCCTCGCTGTGTCTTTTTCTTATTTCAACAGCTCTCTCTTTGCCATAGTATTCTTCATAGGTTTTTCCTCTTAATCCGTGGTGATAGCCTTTATTGAAAACATTATGTCCGTTGACAACCCGTGTGACCGGTATTTCAGGGTCTAATCTTAATTCCATATTATTCCTTATTTTTGTAATTATCTCTTCTCATTTGGTGATAGCGATAGTACATGGATAAGTCGAGTTTACGAATGAAATTATCATCCGCTTTCATGTCAGAAACTTTTTGGGCAGGCTTGACTACCTCAAAGAAAATTCTCTTTACCGCATACCTTCCCTTTTCAAGAGAATAACATTGCACTGATCCTTCATAAGCATAAATAAGCCCGGCAAAATCAGGGACTTCATCGGGCTTTATCAAACTTTTTGGTACTATATAATAAAAATAATTGGTACGTTGGCCGGAAGTGACAACATCAAACTTGTTCTTGCCATATTTATCACTTTTCTTTTTATCCTTATGGAAATCACATCTGCTTACTTTTACTTCATATTCATAAGTCAGGCGTGACCGGGTAACTTCCAATAAGTCAGCTTCCCATTTCCCGACAAAAATATTGGGAAAGATGCGGTTTCCTTTTTTATCACGAAAAACATGATCGCAAAAGCCTTGTATAATATCAAGTGTTTTCATTTGATCTTTCCATGTTCCTTATCCAGTTCATACTCAAAAAATCCTTTTGCCTTATCATAAAGTCCGTCCTTTATATCAGAGAAATACATAGCGGCATTAAAGGCTTTCAATGCTGCCACACGAGCTTTCTTCTTATAATAGTCTGCCCGTTTGATCGTATTTTCTTCTTTTCTACGTTCTTGCTGTTCCAAATATCGGTCAACCGCTTCTCGTCCCCAACGGAACATGTCTTCTTTGTCGGCAAAGGTGGCAGATTCTTCACGGATCAGCCTTTTCTCCGAGGAAATGACATAAGCTGATATTCCTTTGTATCTACGAATGGAAACGGCTATGTCGAAACCTTTATAATTTTGCTGTTCAACATAGCCGCCAAGAGTATATGGGAAGTCTGTCTTTTCTATCATACAGCTTTGATATTGATTAGTGGCACAATTGTATCAATAATTTCTACCGTAGGTTCTATAAGCTCTTTTATTTCCTGAACATTTTTGTATGCCATAGGACTTTCATCCAATGTCCCTTCACATACGGAAGTGGAATACACTTTGCTCATTTGGGTTTTGAATGCGTCCATTGATAATCTTTCTTTAGCTTCGGAACGGGAGTATAAGCGTCCTGCACCATGTGGTGCAGAATAGTTCCAGTCTTTGTTTCCCTTACCACGACAAAGAAGAATACCGTCTGCCATATTCATAGGAATCACAACGTAATCATTGGCGTATGCGGCAATAGCCCCTTTACGGATTATCATATCATCAAAGCTGATATAGTTATGGACTGTCTCAACGGATATTGTAGCGTTCCAGCTCAAAGTTCTGATTATACGCTGTATAATCAACTTGCGGTTGAATGCGGCATATCCTTGTGCGATCACCATGTCACATAAATAGTGGAGCATTGCTTCATTTGTGAGATACCCGGAATATTCGGCAAATTTTTCCTTCAAACGTAGTATTTCAGTTTGCATGAATTGTGGCTCAACAGTGGACTTCAAGCGTTGAATTTCATTAGAAAAAGCCTTTTTATCAAATTTTGCTATTTCTGCATGGTATTTACAGACCTTCACACCAAAGTTGCGCGATCCGGTATGTATTGTAAGAAATATATTATTGGTTGACTCGGCACGCCCCAGTTCTATAAAGTGGTTTCCACCTCCCAATGTACCTAAAGAGTTGTAGAATGTGCCTTCATTTATCCCCACCTTCTTACAAAGTTGTGATACATATTCTTCATTAATAACTGGTTTGGTTAGTTGGTATTTAGAGCAGAACTGATCCATTCTGATAGATAAGAAGGTAAACAAATCTTCCTTTTCTTGTTTGGATAAGGGTTGTTGGTTAATCTCAAATCCCATAGGTATGATGGAACGGATTGCATGATTAATGTCCGGGAAAGACTCTTCTGTTATTGCATTTTCAATTTCTACACACAACATTCCACAACCAATATCCACTCCGATATGATTGGGGTTGACACGATCTGTAACTGGCATGGTGAATCCAATCACTATATCTACTCCCTGATGGGTATCAGGCATAATACGAACCGGAACACCAGTCGTAACCGGATTGTTCAAAATGTTTTGTATCGTTCCAATAGCTTCATTTTCTATTGCATTTGTAAATATTTTACAATCTTTGCCGAATTTTCCTTGTAATTCAATCATAATCAAATCTTTTCGTTAAGTTTTTCAAGAAGTTCATTCGCACAGTTCTTTGCGTATTCTTCATCTTCATCATGAAAGGACTTGACTGTTATCCAAATCCCTGCAAATTTAACTTGTACTTTGTAATCAAGAAGGAGGTATTTCTCTCTGTTTCCGCTGCAATTATCTTCTACGAAGGTAGTCGTTTTATTGATTCTGTACTGTTTCATCATTATTTATTTCTTTAGAGTGGCAATTTCTATCAAGTATCTTAATGCACTGTTTAATTCCAGTATCAAATCCTTCTTTATAGCCTTTGGTATGCTCACCTAAAACATATATAGTCATTGACAGCCAAAATAGAAGTATGCCAACGGATTTATACCAGCATGGTAAAGATACAGAAAAGGGTTTTAAGGTGATAGAGAAATCACCGATCCACAGAAGACCGGCAATGAGCATGAGTAAATATAAGACTTTCATCATTTATCATTGTTAAGTTCAACATATTTGCCTTGTAAAGAGCAGTTCCTTAAAATTTCGGCATTTTCCCGGCCAAATGCAATAAGAACACTACCGCAACCGGGGCTGTCCCCACGTGTTCCATCGGGACGGAAGAATTTTATTCGATTCCTCAAAAACATCATACCGGTTGCTTTCGTGAAGATGATGTCTTGAAACTTATTGCTGTCACACCGGTTAAAAAGTAGTGCTATACCGTTGCCGTGTTCTGCCAATTTCTCTACAAACTGCCATATAAGCGGTTTGGAGTACGGAGGGTTAAGCCAAATTCGCCCCCCCCCAATTTTGTATAAGACCATTGTCCTGCTTGTTGTACATGATTTTTGCGGTAGGCCAAAGAGGGTGCATGGGAGCACATGGATCAAGGTCAAATTCACCTAATGCTTCAATGATTTCTCGTGGTGTGTACCATTCATCGGAAGCGTTTGCAGATCGTTCAAAAGATGTATTCATGTATTACTTACATTTAGGATTTTACGAATTTCTATATGATCGCAATTTTCATCAGCCTTTTTCAGAATATAAGCAATTTCTTCTTCCTTACTCATGTTCTGTGGACGTTTCGTTGCTTCTGCTCTCAATTCAGAAATAATTTTATCTACTTCGGGATTAGGAGTTTCATATAATTTTTTAAATTCAGCGGCTCTACGTTTAATAAGTCGCTCTGTCTTTTTGTTTAATTTCATCTCACAATATTTTAAAGTATTCCTTACATAAAAAACCTTTTCTTGGTGAAAAGTCTTTGAAGTCGCAACTCATGTATATTTCCTTCCTATCAGCCCAATGTGCCATGTCTTTCTGCCACTGTGGAATAATTTGGTGTGGATTGTTCAGATCACGAAAGGGTTGACAATGTGGAAGAAAACGGCGGCTTTTAGATTTCCAGTAGTTGACGCGCGCAAACGATTCTTCAAAGTCCATAAGGATGCAATACAAGAAATATTCCCCTTTATATCCATACTTGTCTATTAAAGCGGAAGCACGTTCAACTTCTGCAATCTGTCCCGGTGTATCGCATCCAAAGCGAATACGTTTAATCCATTTTACTTTTGCAAGTAGCCGAGCGATTTCATCCGTGATTAAACGAGCATCCAGTCCTTGATTAAAATCCACTTTGATACCCAGTTTGATGATTTTCTCTATTTGCTGCAAGCCATAGTTTGAGGCCAGTATATTATTATCCATAAGGATAGCTTTCTTCCGTCCGGCTGTTATTTCCTCAATATCCATATAAGGTGAGATTTTTCCTTCTTTTTTAGGAACAACACACCATTTACACCGATTGGGACACCCACGTGTCAGAAATCCATAGGACAAATTGGAGTCAATATTGTAGATCGAGTAATCAGGTTGAAGACGATCAACCTCAATTGGAGGAACTTTTTCAATATCATATCCAGTACCACCTTTTTCTATTTGGTTAGCATTGATATAATAGTTATAGTCGGGTGTGAAAGTGAAAACTTTAGCTGCATATACTTTATCATATTTACATAGTGGATTATACCATTCCACTTGATCGCCTCTTGCTTTGTGGTAAGCACTGATCTTCATAAGTGCTAAATTGGGGAAATTGCTATCAACGGCTAAAATTCCAATATTCATTATTCTTCAAATTTAGGTTTTGGCATCCATGCTATCGGTTCCCATGACGGAGGTATGCTACTCATTGAAGAGTAAATTGGGTTACCTTTGTACGTATCATAGATATAACCATCCATGCAAAACCATACATTGTTGCTATATGTACCGTTAAAAATCGCACCATGTTTACATAGAATGATGATGTCTTCATTTTCATCCGGCAACCGTTCTTTCACTGATACCCACGGAAGTTGTTTTGTCTGCCATCTGGCTCCTTCTTTAAATCCTATTCTAAAACAAGTTATTTTATCCCAGTCAGGATGTACGCCTCCAATTTCATTTACGGCTTCTTCTAATGTCTGCTTCATATTCTATGAATTTAGAATTTAAAATTATTCCATACACTTACGGTATTTAAAATCATAGGTCACATGACCTAAGGCACGGAGAATGCCTACGACATCTTGTTGAAAAGGATTTCCCCGACTATTTGCTACATGATTTTTTGCCATTTTATTTTTAATGCGTATATTTGAACCTCATTTGCAATGTCGCAAATGATTAATTTTTTTAATTATGAAAAATTTAATTAGAAAAAGCATTCTATAGCTTTACTACCGTACGGCTATGGCAATGCTTAAAATTGAATAGACGGTAGGTTGGGACTTTGTGCTAAACTGTGTTGATCTTTTGTAGTGGTTGATTGAAAAAATTATTTAGTACAGCTAAGTCCTTAAT